AAGGCAGTGCGGGCTTTACCACGTCTGAATTTGGACGCGCTTCCATGCGCCGCTCGAAACGCAGAAATACAGATAATCCACATCCCCGGCGATGGTTCCTGCCGTACACGCTGCCGCCGCTGAGGCTGGAGTCGTCGGGCCAACGACCAGAGACCAAGGGGCCCAAGCCGCGCCGTTCCATCGGAGCAGTTGTCCAAGGGTGGCGGAGGCCTGCGTAATCTGTGACGGCGTGAACATCGTTCTCGGCGTCGGCACGGTTGTCGAGCGGATCGCGCGGATGGTGGTCGCGCCGGTCGGGACAACCCACGTTTCTGACCAGCCCGCGCCACTCGTGGGCGAATAGCGGGCCGTGTACGACGTCCCGGTGGGCGTGATGGCGTCGTTGGGGTAGAGCGAAATCGAGAACGCGCCGTTCGTGACGGTCACAGTCTGCGACCAGCCGGAGAGCGTTTCCGAGCCAGCGTAAAGCGGCTGACTCGTCGCCGGGTTGTTCAATGTCACGACGACCGTACCGCTCCAGTTGCCGCCCATGGGCGTTTTGATAGTGTCGGTGATAGTCACGGTCGTCTGCGCGTGCAGCATCGCCCCGGCGAAGGCCAGGTAAATCAGTAGTTTCATGGTGCTCCTATTTGTTCGTTTCCGCGTTGACCTTCGCCAATGCGTCGGTGAGGAATTTCGGCAAGCGCCAGCCCGCGCGGCCGACGTTCTCGGCGATGCTGATGAGTTCAGTGGCACAGAACCAAGTCGCCGTCATGGAGGCGAGGTCGAAGCCGATCGGGTGCGCTGCGACAAACGCATGGATGGCCGCGATCAACAGCAGCGCCACGGCCTTCTTCACGAATCCTCGGCGCGATACATCCGACGACACCGCGCCGGTTGACCACGCGACGAGAAAGCCCGTAGCGAAGTCGATGGCTTGCAGCATCAGGAGTGCTTGCAGTGCCACGCTCATTGACAGAAACACCCCCATTAATGCGCCCGGTAGGGCCAGGATCATCTTTTTCGCTGCGGTCATTCGGGCTTCCCTCCAACGGCTTTGGTGATGAGCACCTGGAACTCAGCGAGCTTCTGCATTGCGTCGGCCAAGGCTTCCTCGTCGATGATTTCCTTGCCCGTCACCCGCTCGACCTCACGGGCGATCAGCGGCGCTGACCATTCGAGCGTCCGCATGGCGTTCTGCAGCTTCTCCGGCCCCGCGCCGCCCGCTTGCTCTGCCGTGAGCACCGCGTTGTAGACCGTCTGCGCCACGGCTTGGAACGGCGGCGGCGTGAACATCAGCGCGATGGGCGCGGCGGTCTTCACTCCGCGCCCCAGTTTCTTCAACCAGCCCCACGCCATTACGGCCGCTCCAGGTCGTTGTACACGCGCCGGTAGCCATCCTCGCCATTCACGGCAATCTGGTAGGCGGCGTCGTGGACCTCGATCATCCGCTCGAACTGGCCCATGTCGTAGCGCAAATGGAGGTGGATGGGCTTGTCTGCCGGAAATCCTTCCCGGACCATCTCCTCGGCGTCGAAGTAGGTCTCACCCACGCCGCCGCCGTTGGCGACCAGCTTCGGCGTCGGCAGGCCCATGCCGTTCCGGTAGCGCATGGACTTCGCGGAGAGCTCCTCGGCGAGCAACCGGCCTTCCTGCACGGTCGCTGTGTCGGTGTCCAGCTTCCCGGCGAAGGTCGCCTGATACTTCTTCAAGATGTCGGGCTTGCCGACTTTTACGATGCGATCAAACATTTTCAGTCTCCAATGTTTCAATGGTTTCGGGTTCGCCAAACGTAGCCGCCAAGAGCCATATCTGCCGCATGTCGTCATCGGCCACGCGCAAGCAACCGAACGTAGGCCGCAGATACGCCCATGCCGCCGCCCGCCCCGGTGCCCCGCCGTGCAGCCAGATGCCGCAGCGCTTCGACGCCCTCAGCGCATCCCCGCCGATCGGGTTCATCACAACCACCGGATGTACACCGTAGGTTGACGCCGGGGACACCGGGCCGCGTTTCGAGCACTGCCACAGCCCCGTGGGCGTGTCGCCGAACGGTAGCAGCGGGTTTCGTGTCGGGTTGCCTTCCTGCCGTGCCCTTGCGTTGTCCGATCGTCCCAGGGCCGAGCAACGGTGGATAACCGCGCCGTCGTCGAGGGCGACGAGTTCGCCGGGGATGTCGCGGTTTTTGGGGAGGGTTGCGCGGAGGATCATGGCTTCAGCCGATAGTGCGGGACTCGCCGCACCCCGGCAGGCGTTTGGGCCTTGAACTCGCGCATCTCAACGCGACCGGCCGAAACGCCGGAAGACAGCAGCGTTGACGTATGGGGGCGGCTTAGGCTCCACGCCTCGGCCCACTGCTGGCAGGTCCGCCAGCCGTCCGGGATGGTTTCGACGTTGCCCGAGATTTCGCGCCGGAGTAGCGCGAGGGCTTCTAGAGCATCCATCGGACATCCTCCTTCTCGCCGTGACGGCATGGCCACGATTCGAGGTATAGATGCGATTGCGTGTCACTAAAACAGCCCCAGACCATGCCGTGCCCCCAGCGCAGAGTGTTCCGGCGATCTGCCGCATAGTCGAACTTGTACGGGTCCCCCATCATTCCGACGCACCACGCTTGCGCCGCCTCCCAGTTCCGCGCTATCGCGGTGCCGGGTACATGCAGGTGGGCAATGACGCATCGACCATAGGCCTCGGCGTGATCCCGGATGGCCTGCTCGTTGTACATCCAGCCGTGGCCCCAAAGCGTCCCGCCGAACTCGTGCCAGCCGCCGCGCTGCCGGTAGGGCTTGACGATTGTTCCATTCTCCCGATCTACTTCGGCCAAGTCGTTGAACAGCGCCGATGCTGCAAAGCGGATGATCTTGTTTGGGTGATTCGATAGCTTCGTCACCCGGTTGTCGTGGTTCCCGAAGCAACGATGGGTAGGTTGGTACATCTCCAACCAACGCTTGGACGCCGCGAAGTCTTCGACCAGATCCTGGTCCAAGTCTCCGGCCCCGGCCCCAGTCCGGAACGCGGCCCAATCGTTGATGTCGCCGAGATCAAGCGAGACGTCGGGTTCGAACTGCCGCTTGAACTCTACGACGGCAGCAGCAGCAACCGGGCATATCAATGGGCCGTGAGTACAACCCACGGCCATGATCTTGCGCCAGGAGGACATCGGCTACGGGACCGCCACCTTCGCCGACTCCCGCAATTCCGTCACCTCAACCGCCACGATCTCGACCTCGCCCAACACCCAGCCCGCGCCGGATTCATACGTTTCGTGGGCGTCGGTGTATTTCACCAGCGTGTCCAGGTGGCCGTCCTTGCGGAAGGTCATGGCGATGCGATAGGCGCGGATGGTCGGGTCGGAAGACCGCACCCATACCTGCTGGCCCTTCTCGTTGGGGAACATTGTTGCGCCGGTCGTCTTCCGCAGCATCGGGTAGTCGATGCACTGCACCCGAACGTAGCCGGTGGCCGTTTTCGTTTCGCGACCGCAGAGGTCGGAGGGTTGCGCAGAGGCCACCGCAGCCCATGCGAAGCACGCGGCCAGAGCGATGACCGCAAACGTGAACAGGTCAATGAGGAACGTCCGAATACTCATTACTTCTTCACCTCCGCCTTCGCCTCGGCCTTCTTCACCGACGCCGTGGCCTGGTCGAACTGGCACGCGGCAAGGTCGATCCCAGCGCGCTTGCAAGCGGACTCGAAGACCTTCTGCGCGTCGGCCTGGATGTCTTTCTTCTGGCTCTCGAGCAGCGCCAGCTTGAGTTGCGCGTTTTCGAGGGCGAGCTTTTCCTCGTTGGTGAGCGGAGTCTGCCCGAGGGCAAGCGCCGCAATGGTCAGTGTCAGTGTGATGGTACGCATAAAATCATTGCGCCTTTGCCGCATCGAACAGGGCCTTCCGCGCCGTTTCGATAGCAGTTTCGCGGGCTTTGAGATCGTCGATCAGCGGCTTGAGTTGAGAGGAGGGATACAGCGGCGCGAGTTCCTTCGCCTTCTCGATGACGAGGGCGCGGACGTACAGCGCGGGGTTCGCAAACTTCGCGCGGCAGTTGATCTTGTTGCCGTCGGCGTCCAGGTCGCATGCCTGTTCTGCCGCGATGGACTGCTGCAGAATCTGCAAGCCGGCTGCGGCTGGTGGGCCAGTGATGACAGATTCATGCTTCGTCCCGTCTGGCATTGTGACTACGATGCGAAGCGCGGACTTATCTTGGGCAAGCGCGAACGCCGCGAAAATTAAGAGTAGTAGGGTGGTACGCATAAGTCGTTTAGCAGGTGCCGCCGGTCTTGATGCCGCCGCTGAAAATCAGCGTGCATGTGCCGGTTCCGGCCGCATCTCGGACGGTGATAGTGTCGGTATCGCCAAAGTTTCCGTTGGGCGCAACCACGCCGCCGTAAACATAAACGTCGCCGACGTGAGCGTTTCTCCAACGGAAACTAGAGCCGCCTAGGTCATAGGTGGCAGTCGAACCGGGCGAAATGCTGCCGCTGATCGAACCGCCTGAAGTTGTGAAGCAGGTTGGACACGAGATGGTTCCCGTTGTCGTGATTGTGCCGCCGCTGATCGGGGAGGACGTGGCAATTGACGTTACGCCGCTCGTGCCGCACGTCTGCCAGGAAGCATTACCGCTTGCGTCGGACTTCAGGCAATAGCCGTTTACCGCGCCTGAGGAAAACTTAATAGCCCCCGAGGCGTCCAGCGCCTGCGTCCAAACAGTAGACCAGCGCTTAGCGGATTCGCCAAGTTCCGCGCCTCCGTTAGTGGCCGGGTCGATGGCAGATTGAACCGTGCCTACGCCGATGAAGGTTGTCCACGGTGCCGCCAACGTGCCGAGCGTGTTAGACGATGCCGGAACGATGTTCCCCGTTACGGTGCCGCTGATGTTCAAATTCGTAATCCACGCGGTAGCAAACCGCGAAGCCGTAGCGCCTAACTCACGCGTGCCGCTGGTTCCGCCAGGGTAGATATCGCCGTGCAGCGTCATGCGAGAAATGGCAATGTCCCAGGTCTGCGCCGCGCTGCCAGCCGGATTAAACAGGGTCAGTACGTTCGAAGATGGACTCTGCCAATAGAAGAAATTAGAGCCGGTTCCATCGACGTGGACCTCTAGTTTCCGAGACGCCGAATAGGAGGTAGAGCTACCGATGGAGCGAAACCCGACATCAGCGACAACCGCATTTGTCGAGAACGTCTTCGCCCCGCTGATCGTCTGGGTGGTGCCGAGCGTCACGCGATCATTCAACTGCGTCTGAATCGCCGCAGTCACGCCGTCCAGATACCCCAGTTCCGTTGTGGAAATCGACGTGTTCAGCGTGCCGGTAAACGACAGGTTCCCCGCCACAGCCAACCCCGCCGCCGTCACGACCACCGAAGCCGTCCGTGAAGCCGCCCCGTTCGCCGTCGCCTCGAAGCGCAACTCCGTGCCCTGCGCTGATCCCGGCGTCCAGTTCTGCGTGGCGAATGCCGTGATGTTCGCGCCGTTGTAATTAGTCCCGCCTGTCCTTAACCCGAAGGCATAAAACGCAAGCCGGTCGCCCGATGCCGGAGCGGTCTCAATAGCCGCCTGGATGCCCGCGCCGCCCGATGGCGAAGGCGTGCCGGAGTTGTGGATGCGGAGGCCGTTCACGTCCGCAGCACGGCTGAACAGCGTCGCCGCGGTCAGGTCCGTCGAGCCGACTGCGACGGCCCCCGCAAAGGTCGAGGTGCTACCGAACGTCGCCGCGCCGGTAGCGCGAAACGTGCCGGATACGTCGAGCTTCGCGGACGGAGATGTACACCCGACGCAGACCGAGCCACCAGAATTCACCAGAGCGATGTCCCGCCAAGCCACACCCTGCGAAAGTGCATTGATGGAAAAGTACGGCGTCGCGGCTGAAGCAACGAACGCCAGAAATGCACCTTGGCCGGGGGCTCCGGTGTCTCCGTTTCCGATGTGGAGCGTCGTATCGTCGGTATTCGTCCCGCTGTAAACCTTCGCAGTGGCTCCGATCACTTCGAGCGCGTGCGCTGGAGTCGACGTATTGATGCCCAGGGAGCCCGCCACGGTCGCGCCTGATGCGCGGGCAACTACCGATGCTGTCCGCGTCGCCGCGCCGTTGGCGGTGGTTTCCAAGCGCAGTTCGGTGCCTTGCGCCGAACCAAGCGTCCAGTTTTCGGTCGTGAAGGCAGTCACCGACGCGCCGTTGTAGCGGGTGCCGGAGACGAAGCTGCCGAAGCTGTAGAACGCGAGCCGATGCCCGCTGGAAGGCGTCGATTCCATCGCCGCCTGAATCCCAGCGCCAGCCGTGCTCGATGACGTTCCACTGTTGTGGATGGCGAGGACGTTGACGTTGGAAGTTCGCGCCAGCAGACGAGCGATTGATGTCGTCGTGTCGCCAATTGCGACGTCTCCGGTGTTGTAGTAGAGGTCGCTCCCGCTCACCACCCACGGCGACGTAGCAGGCGTGGCCCAGTCGCCGCTGCCGTCCGTGCCGGTGGCTGTCCAGACTTGGCCGATGGTGGAGGAGGATTTGAGTTTAATGGTGCCCACCGCGTCAAGGCCGTAGGTCCACACGTTCGCCATCCGCAGTGAGCTTTGGCCAACGTCGGTGACGTTATCCACGGCACCCTGGAAGTTTGCTGATGCTATAAATGTCGGCGAACTGACTGCGCTTGTTATCTCCGCTGAATCTGCCCAAACGGTATTCCACCGTCGCGCCGTTGCCCCCAACGACGGCGAGGTGGCGTCATTCACGGCGTCCCCGCTGCCCGTCGACCGTTGCGCCGGAAGAAGCGCCCCGAAGACCTCGAAGCTGTTACTGGGCGAACTCGTGAATACTCGCGTGTATGCAAGCGCCCGACTTCCCGCGTTGTCGCGAAGCGTCCAATTGCTCGTAATCGCGGAGGCGTTTACCCGCTGGTCCCAGAACCCACTGCCGCCCGACGTGTCCGAGATCTCGAGCTTCCGCGTGTTGTCGATGCGCGAAAACACCACGCTCGGCCGCGTTCCGGTCTCCCCAATCGCGTGGGTGTTGTCCGTCCCAAACCGTAGATCGCCCGATAGCGTCGTGACGCCCGCAACGGCAAGCGTGCTCGCCAACGTCACCGCGCCCGCCGCCCGGAACGTCCCGGCCACGTTCAGCCGGAACGATGTGTCAATCGCGCCCACGCCGACGACACCTTCACGCGGCTGTAGAAGCAACTGATTATTGACGCCCCCGTAGGCGTACGTCGTTGGGTCCGTCTGCCCGTCAAGCATCGTCTGGATGCCCATCTGGTTATCGGCAATTCGATAGATCACGAGCCGATCAGAGCCGGAGACGCCGAAATACTTAAAGCCTTCGACTTCTTGGTTGGTCGTCGTTAGGACCGCGCCCGCACCAGGGCAGGCCGCGAAAGACAACACTCCCGCCGTGGTGCCTGTAAGGCAGTGGCCGTTCGATGCGGGCGCAGCGGTGGGCAGGGTTAGGGTGTAGGAGGCGGTGGCGGTGTTCGGCGCCTTCAGCACCACTGCCTTCCCGTCCGCCCGCGTCGTGTCGAATTCGATCTGCCCGACAGCGGTTCCATCCGTGGTGGGGATGATGCGGATCTGGCCGATTTTGAACTGAGCGAGCAACGAGAACGGCAGCAGCGCCGTGATAATAATCGTCCGCATTAATCCACTCCCACTGCAGGCGTCACGCACCGCAAAAAGTCGCCGTTTCGCATCGTCATGAACTCGAAGATGTTGATAGCGCTGGCTTCGCCGTCGAGCGCTATCGCGCCAGTCCCGGCGAACTTCGTACCCCAGGCGACATTGCGGCCGGCTGTTCCGTCAGAAGTGAAAATCAGCATGAACCGCGTGCCAGGGGTCACGGCGTCGGAACCGAACACGACATCAGTAATCGTTGTCGTCGCCCGATTGAGTACGATTTCCTGGACAAGCCCATTAGCAAGGTCAAGCGTGATGCTGGCAGCACCAGCCACCAGATAGATGCCCACCGAAGTGCTCGACGGAGCCGCAGGCGTTAGCACGCCGCCAGAAACGGAACTGCTTGCCGCGCCGCCGCCGATCATGGCTTTCCAGTACTCCTGGATGCCAATGATGGATGTTCCACTAATAGCCCGCACGCGCGCCTTGAGGTACTGGCCTGCAACGTCGGTTAGGTACACCTCGTTTACCAGATAGGTGTCCGAACTCACGCCGCGCGCGGTGTTGGCTACGGTCTGCAACTGCCCCGGCTTGACCGTCGCGCAAAGCGGTTCCACGATCTGGTCGGTCTCATACTCGACCTCGACAACCGGATTCTTCCGCGCCGCAATGACAGCCTCAGCCGCAAGCAACGCTTGGACCTGCCCGATCTCCCGCTCAGCGTAACGCTCATACCGTCCGCTGCCGCCGTCTTCTTGCGTGATCGTCGCCGTGATGTCGCTGGAGTCTTCCGCCGTCACTACGTCGGCACCAAGTTTTTGATAGACGACGGTCAGCGTGTTGCCGCTGGTCAGCACGTCGCCCGCCGCGTTCTGCCGGATCTTGTTCGATCCGAACTCCCAGTACCACTCCCGGTCGGTGTCGGCGAGGAACTGGCCGATCTCTGCTACCTGCCCATCCACGCTGATGCTGACGATCTGGGCGACTTGGTTGGTCAGTGTGAACGTCCGCGCAGATCCGTCGCCCGGGAACGATTCAGTCTCGCTGACGATCTGGTTCCAAGGCACCCGGGTCAGGATCGCGTTTACCTTGTCTTCGCGGGTACGCCGGATGCGGAGTGAGCGATAATTGGCGCTGCTGGTCGAGATACTGAACGGTGCCGCTGCAAACGTGCGCGGCTTGAAGTACAGTTCCCGCTCCTCGTCCATCCACAC